GAAATTCAATAAGTGGTCCGACACTATGGGGATGTTTTTGAAGTTTCGAGAAAAAATAGATCCCAACGCACTTGAGAGTTGTGACATGTCAAATGTAGTGGCAACATTCAACCATGATGAGAATATGGTTTTAGGGAAGAACACTATTAAAGACGGTATAGGAAGTTTACAATTGTCGACGGACAATATCGGACTAAAATTCAGGTGCATTCCAACGGATACGACTTACGCAAGAGATTTAAAAGAAAATATTAGAGCAGGTGTAATAAATCAATGTAGCTTTAGTTTTACACTTGCTGATGATGATGACGCTGATAGTGTTACTTATGATGAAGAAAGCCAAACGTATGAAAGAACAATAAACAAGATAGGTAGAATATATGATATTGCAGTTGTAACAACACCAGCTTATCCAGATACAGAGGTGGTTATTGGTCAAAGAGCTTTAAATAAAATACAAGATGATATTTTACGTAAAAAATTAATTATAAAAACATATTTATGAGGAGGAACAAGGATGAATATAGAAAAAAGATTATCAGAAATAGCCACACGGAAGGCAGAAATAAGAAGTATGCTTGAAAACAATCAAGATATTGATTTGAATGCAATCAAATCAGAATTGGAAACACTTGAGCAAGAGGAAAGAAGCTTGCAGGAGAAGAAACAAATAATGGACAGCATAGCAAATGGCACATTAGAAGGCAGAAAAATTGATAAGCCTGATATTGAAGTGAGAGACAGAGATAATTTTAGCAAAATGAGTTTTAACGGTTTGATTTCTCAGAAAGAATATAGAACAGCTTTCTTAAAAAAGTTGCAGTCTAAACCGTTGAATGAAACCGAACAAAGAGCAATGGCAGCTATGGACAGAATATTAGAACAAAGAGCACTTACAACAGGAATAACAAGCGCAGGCGCAGCAGTACCAACACAAACATTAAATATGGTTGTAGAGAAACTGCGCCAGATAACAGCATTGTTTCCATTAGTAACACAGCTGAACATTCCTGGTGGATTGTCTATACCACGTCAGAATGCAATTAACGACGCTTCCTGGCATGCAGAAGGGGCTGCTATTACGGCTGTAGATGATACGGTAAATAATGTAACACTCTTTGGTTACGAGCTTGTAAGGTTAGTACAGGTATCACGTTCAGTCGAGGCGATGGCGATTGACGCTTTTGAGACGTTTATTGTTGACCAATTAGCCGAAAGAATGAGCGTGGCAATTGAGAATGCTATTATCAACGGCTCTGGTTCGACAAATGCGCAGCCTACTGGTATTCTAACCGGTGTAACATGGAGTACGACAAATTCAGCAACATATGCAACAACTGGATTGACATACAAAGACATAACAAAGGCTCTTGGATTGTTGCCTGTAAGATACAGACAATTTGCTAAAATCGTATTAAATTCTAATATGTTATATAATGGCGTAATGGATATAATGGATAATTATGGAAGACCGATATTTTACCAAAATCCGAACGATGATATGGATATGAGATTATTCGGAAAGCCAATCGTATTAGATGAATATACACCAGATAACACAATAATAATTTGTCAGCCGTCATACTATTACTGGAATTTCAGCCAGCAGGCAATGATTGAAAAATCGTATGAATCAAGCTTCAAAGAAAACTTGATTGACTACAAAGGCACATTAGTTGCTGATGGTAAGCCTGTATTGGATGAGGCATTTGTAAAACTTACTGAAGCAACATCTTAATAGGCGGTGAAGCCTAATGTTAGATGATATTAAGATACTACTGCGAATAACAACAACCGCTTTTGACACTGAGATAAATGATCTAATATCAGCAGCCCGGCAGGATTTAGTCTTGTCGGGTGTTAATTCTACAAAAGCAACTGACGATACGGATCCACTTATCAAAAGAGCAATAACTCTTTATTGCAAAGCCAACTTTGGCTTTGATAATCCAGACGCCGATAGATTGCAACAGTCATATAACCTGCTAAAAATGAGTTTGGCACTTTCAAGCGACTATAATGGAGGCGTTTCTTAGATGTTATTTAGAGATACGGTGGATTTGTTGGAAGTTGCAGAAACAATAAATTCAAATGGGTTTCCGGACGTATCTATTACGAGCCGGAGAACAGTATACGCAAACAGGAAAGCAGTAAGGCAGGCAGAGTTCTACAATGCTGCAATGCAGAATATCAACCTTGCGTATATTTTTGAAGTGCGAACAGGTGACTATAACGGCGAAGTGGCGCTCGAATACAACGGGACTCAGTATTACGTAGTCAGAACTTATGACAAAAATGGGGAAATAATTGAGCTAAGCTGTGCTGATAAGGATATTTCCTTAAGGGCAGGTGTCAAAAATGTCTGATACAAAATTTGAAATAGAAGGGTTAGATGACCTAATGAACAGGCTGCAAGATATGGGTAAAAAGGCTGGTACAATTGCAAATATTGCATTAAAAGCAGCCGCAGAACCTGTGTTAGAAGATGCTAAATCTTTAGCACCTAAAAATACGGGAAGACTTAGAGACGGGCTAAAGATTACCAATATAAAAACACAAGCCGGAGTAAAATACGTCCTTGTAGGCATAATTAAAAAAGACAATCCAGAGTTATTTTACGGTAAATTTGTCGAATTCGGCACATCTAAGATGAGGGCACGCCCATTTTTAGGAACTGCATACGAAAGAAACAAAGAGCAAATACAAGAAATAATAGCACAAAAATTGAGAGAAGGTTTAGGAATATGAAAACAAGTATTATTGATATTCTTAAGCCTTTAAATATTCCTGTATGTCGTCTTAAATATTCTGGCTCAGCAACAACTTATATCACCTATTTTATTTTTAATGAAATGGGCGACTTGTTCGCAGACGATACAGAGTTAATAACAGGTTATCATGTGCAGGTTGATATTTGGAGCAAAGGAGATTATACCGATATTGAAAATCAGCTTAAAGAATTAATGACGGCAGCAGGGTTTAGGAGGACATATGCGATTGAATTTTATGAGGAAGAAACTCATATTTATCATAAAGCAATAAGATTTTTTTATGAGGAGGTAATAGCATGACAGCACCAATAGCAAGTGCATTAATAGGATTAGAACAGTTGCATTATGCCATTTTAACAGATGGCAGTACACCGACATATACCGCACCGGTACTAATTGCGCCGGTAATTACTGCAAAGATAACACCGAAAGTTAACACAGATACTTTATACGCAGATAATACAGGCGTTGAAATAGCAACAACATTAGGTCAGATAGACATAGAATTAGATACGAGCGATGTACCGCTTGCAGTACAGGCTGCAATATTAGGTCACGCATTAGATACTACAAAAGGTGTTTTAAGTTGTACCGCTCAAGACAAAGCACCATATGTTGCCATTGGTTTTAAGGCTCTAAAAGCCAACGGTAACCATCGGTATGTATGGCTGTTAAAAGGAATGTTTGAAGAACTAAGCGAAGAATATGCAACCAAGGAAGATAAAGCAAAGTTTAGTACTCCGAAACTGAAAGGCACTTTTTTGCCACGCCAGGATGGTAAGTGGAAATACACAGCGGACGAAGATGCAGGCTATACCGGTGGAGATAGCGGTTGGTTTACAGCAGTATATACACCGGCAACAACTTAAAAGGAGTTGATATAAATGCAAATTAAATTAAACGGAAAGACGTATATTGCACCTCCAGCAAAAGCGAGGATTGTAAGGAAGGCAATCGAAATCACCGAAAAAATAAACTTCAATGAAATAAAAACGAAGGATCTTGATAATTTAGTTGATTATGTTGTTGAATTATTCGGCAGACAATTTACAATAGATGATGTATATGATGGATTAGACGCAAAATTGCTAATACCTACAATAATGGATTGCATAAAAGACGTAGTAGGTGAAGTAGGAGCAAAACTTGATGAGTTCCCAAACGCTCAAACGGGGAAGTAAAAGAGACTACTTCCCCATCTGATTTTATGAAAGAAATATATTTACAATTGATAGAACAGGGTTGGACAATACAGGATATAGACGAAATGGACTTTCTTTATTATATGGATATATTAATTTATAAGGCGAAACAGGAAACTAAACTTACCCCTATTGACAATATATTATAGTTAGCGATATATTAAAAGAAAAAGGGGTGGTATTATATGGAACCATTGTATATTTTAAATGGAACAGATGGACAGCTGGAGTTATACGAGGATAAAATTATAATTAAGCGCAAGGGTATGCTATCAAAGATGACACAAGGATTTTTTAAAGGTGATAAGACAATATATCTTAAACAAATAAGTGGTATACAATTAAAATTGTCAGGCAATTTCGTTAGTGGATATATACAGTTTACAATACCAGGTGGGAATGAAAATACTAAAGGCATATGGTCAGCTACTAAAGATGAAAATACAGTATTTTTTACTAAAAAGAATAATGAGCTAGCACAAAAGATAAAAGCAAAGATAGAAGAATTGCAATCATCAATGAATTCAGGGACAGTAATACAACAAACGAGTACAGCAGACGAAATTAAAAAATTTAAAGAGCTATTAGACGAAGGAGTTATCACAGAAGAAGAATTTAATCAAAAGAAAAAACAGTTGTTAGGGTTGTAAGAGCCAAAAGGCTCTTTTTTCATGCCTAAAAAGGTGGTGAGAGTATGGCTGAAGACGTTGGTAATCTTGCGGTCAAGGTATCAATGGATAGTACAGGATTCCAGAATGGTGTATCGGCAATAAACCAGCAATTGAAAGTAGTACAATCAGAATTTAAAGCTGCGTCTGCAAATCTTGGCGCATTTGGCAATAGTGCAGACCAACTTCGGTTAAAATCGGACAGTTTAAACAAACAAATTGACTTGCAGAAACAAAAAGTTGAAGCGTTAGAAAAGGCATATCAAAGAAGCGTAGAAAAAACAGGTGCTAATTCCAGATCTACACAAGACTTAGCAATAAAACTTAATAATGCAAAAGCTGCTCTTGCTAATATGGAAAATGGATTGAAAGAAACCAATAAGCAGTTGGAAGAAAGCGTGAAAAAGCAGAGCTTATTCGGCAAAGTTACTGATAAGCTGCACCTAAATTTAGAAGGATTTAAAACTGCTTTTGGTGCGGTAGGTGTTGCAGCCGGTGCATTTCTGAAAGATGCAATACAAACGGCAGAAAACGCAGAAAAGACCAATGCTGATTTAGCGCAAACTATTAAATCTACAGGTGGAGCGGCAGGCTATACTGCTAAACAAGTATCGGACATGGCAAGGCATTTAAGCGAAACAACAACGTTCAGTGCAGGAACGATTAAAGCAGGTCAAGCCATGTTATTAACTTTTACTAATATCGGTCATGATGTTTTTCCGCAGGCTTCACAAGCCATGTTGGACTTAGCACAAAAGATGAAAACCGAACCGCGTGAAGCTGCAATGCAACTTGGAAAGGCATTAAATGATCCAATAAAAGGCTTAACTGCGTTACGGCGTGTTGGCGTGTCATTTACACAACAACAAGAAGAACAAATAAAAACAATGGTTAAACACAATAATGTAATAGGTGCTCAAAAAGTGATTTTATCAGAGTTGAACAAGGAATTTGGCGGTCAAGCGGCGGCGGCGGCAAATACGTACGAAGGACGTATGAAACAATTTGATAACACATTAACGAACCTAAAAGCAACAATAGGCACTGCGTTGTTGCCAGTATTAACCAAGTTATTAGGTAGTCTTTCTAAAATACTGGTACCAATTGCAGATTTTATCCAAAAAAATCCACAATTTACGGCAGCGGTTTTGGCAATAGTTGTTGTTGTGGGTACTTTGATAGGCGGATTGAGTTTACTTAAAACCGTTACAGAAGCTATAAAAATATTAGGGCCTGTTTTTGAAGGGATAGGCGAAGCAGCAGGAGGCTCAATAATACCTGTTATAGCAGTAACAGCAGCAATTGCGGCAGTAGCGGCAGCGGCATATTTGATATATACCCATTGGAGCCAGATAACTACATTTTTTAAAAATTTATGGAAGGAAATAGTATCAATATTTACTAATTCTGGAAATAGTATAAAGACATTTTTAGGCAATGTTTGGAACAGTATAAAAACAACAGTCATGGCAGTTTGGGATGGCATAAAAACGGTGATATCCAATGCGATTAGCAATATAACGAATGTATTGCAACCTGCACTTACGTTTTACAAAAGTATCTTCCAAAATACATGGGACATAATCAAAAATATTGTGTTAGGTGCAGTATTGATAGTAATAGATATTGTAACAGGCAATTTTGGCAAACTTAAATCAGATCTCGCTGGCATATGGACTAATATAAAAAACGACCTTGCAAAAGTCTGGGAAGCGATAAAAACTGTAGCATCAAATGCATGGGAGAATTTTAAAACGAAAATAATCGACCTTTGGAAGACTATAGTAAATGCGGCGAAGACCATATGGAATGGCTTGATTAACTGGTTTAAGGAATTACCTTCAACCTTATACAATATAGCGGTTAATATGTTTAACCGTATGAGAGATGGTGTAATAAATACCATAGGCAATGTAAAAACTGCGATAGTAAATGGCATTACACAAGCTATAAATTGGATTAAAGGCTTACCGGCTGAGGCGATTGAATGGGGCAAAGACATGATAAATGGCTTTATAAATGGCATAAAAAGCATGGTAAATAGCATTACAAATACGGTTAAAGGTGTGGCTCAGACCATAAGAAGCTTTCTACATTTTTCCTCACCTGACGAAGGCCCATTGGCAGATTATGAAAGTTGGATGCCTGATTTCATAACCGGACTTGCTAAAGGCATTGAAGACAATAAGAAGCGTGTACAGCAGGCAATACAGGGGTTAAGTACGGATATGAGCTTGAATATAAAAAGTAATGTTATACCGGCGATGACAACAGGAGCAACTAGAACTCAACAACAAACAATTGTGCAGAGGCAACAACCTATCAATTTGAACATTGGAACTTTGATTGCGGACGATTACAGCTTAAAACAGTTAGAGAGGAAACTCTATAATATTCGTATTCAGGAAGCTCAAAGAATGGGGTTGAGCACAACATGAAGATAGGATATACAGGGCAAGAACAGGATATACCACGTCCAGTTTCATTTAAAATTGATTACGATGAAATATCGAAAACTGAGCGTGCAGCATCAGGGAAATTATTAAAAGAAATTATTGCAATAAAGAAAAAATTTACGTTAACCTACGATTCACTGGACAAAGATACAATAAACATGTTAGAAAATCTATTTTTAGCAGGTGATGCTGTTAATTTTATATATGATGACGCCGGGGCAACAAAATCCGCTACAGTGTATATTGATCCAATCCCACGTGAAGTATTTTTATACAAAACAGAGTACAGCCGAAACATAACAATCACACTTGAAGAAATGTAGGTGTTTGAAAAATGATAACAGTAAGTGATAATTACCAGCAGGCGATAAATGCACCACGCAGACAAATAAAAGCAAAAATTGACATATACTTTGATGGTATAGATGCGCCTCCTACAACTTTTACTGAACATGACATACAAAAAATGACCCTATTAGAAGAATTAAAAGCGGAGTCAAATACACCTTTGGGGTTTGTCTCCAGTAATGAACTAACAATTGATTTTGTAAATATAACAGGTGATTTTACCCCATCAAACCCAAATGGTAAATATTATCAGAAACTTTTACCTAATATACTAATAAAGCCTTACCTTGGACTTGTTCTTAGTGATAATACAGTTGAATGGATACCGCTTGGTATGTTTTGGTCTAATAATTGGAACAGCTCAAGTAAAACCATAACAACTGTAACTACATATGATATTTTATACAATATTAAACAGAAAGATATGCCCCTGATTCGTGTACAAGAGAATTGTACATTGTATGATATGTTTAAGGCTTTATTTGATGCATTAGAAATAAGCAATTATATAATAGATGAAAGGTTGAAACAGTACAAAATTTCTCTTGGATTTTATGAAGACACTATCGGTGCAACACTACAAGCAATGGCTGTTGCAGGAAATTGCTATATAAAAGCCGATAGGTATGGGAATATTGTAGTTAGTAGTAATTTTACAAACAAAACGCCTGTGGTATCTTTTACTCATGATACAAATATAATGGAAACACAGAACCCACAGGACTATGCTAAGATATATTCTGAAATTAGTGCTGATTACATTATACCCAGTATTCAGCCAGAAAGTGAACTTTTAAAAATTGATAATTTTACTATTCCTGCAGGTATAACTACTTTTACGAATATAAAATTTAGCTCGCCAATATACAAAATAACTAAAGTAACTTTAGAAAATGCAGTAAATTCAACAATAACATTTCTGGCGTATGGCACAGGGGGTATGACAATAGTAACAAATAATGCTGGTGCAAATGAAGTAGTAACATTACATGTAATAGGGCAACAGATACAAACTACACCGATTAATTATTCTGTTCAGGATGCAGAAGCAATAAACAAAATCAAAATAAAAACATTTAGCATTAGCAATAACAATTTTATTCAAACATTAGATACGGTTAAGGAATATTCCAACTCCGTATTGCAACTAGTGAAAAATCCATTGTCACAGTACATGATAAAGACACGAGGAGATATGGCAATTGAGGCAGGGGATGTAATAACGATTGCAGATGATATAAACAAAGTGCCAGAAACTAATGTAGTTATCGTACGCCAAAATATGTTGTATGATGGGGGTTTTAAAATAGAAATAGATGCACAAATTCCAATTATTCCTTATTCATGGGTGTGTGTATCACCAGGATTATATGAATATGTAGCGAAATATTAGGAGGTGTTTAAGTATGGCTAATCTAATTCTTGATGATGCAGGTAGACCGATGCCACAGTATATGAATTCTGCTGGTAATTACGAAGCGTGGAAAGGTGCAAATGGTGCCGGGAAAGTAGCGGCAGATGATGGTGCTATTGCTACACTTGGAACGACGACAGATGCAAGTACGCAAAATACAGTAATAGGAAGGTTGCAGCAGTTAATTAGCCTTCAGACTGCGAATAAATTTGCGAATCTTACTATGCATGCAAGTCAAGCTGAAACAGTAAGCGGGCAAACTGCTGACGTTAATGTTGGGAATTACCAAGAAGGAATTTTTTTCCTTAATGTAACTGCTGTAAGTGGAACAAACTCAACATTAGATATAAAAATTCAGACAAAAGACCCAGTTAGCGGCACTTATTTTGTTATTGCAAGCTTCACACAGGTCACCGCTGTAACAAATCAAGTAATAACAATACCTAACTGTTTAGGTTCTATTATAAATGCATCCTATACACTTGGCGGGATGAGTCCATCATTTACATTTAGTCTTGGTGGTGTAGTCAAATGATAGATTTTGGCCCTAATCTTTTAGTAAATCCTTCAGCAGAAAGTGGTATAGACGGTTGGACTGCCATAAATGTTAACAAAAACCCTGTAGGTTATACTGGTGCGTGTTTTGGGTTCGGAATAGACGGATATCTAAAACAATTTATAAACATTGATACTTCTATAACAAATATTTTTTATATTTCATGTTATTTTAAACCACAAGTTGCTATTAATATTCCACAAGTGCAAGCATATTTGAGGGCTATAGTAAGATATACTGATGGAACCGAAGACATAACAATAATTACATGCTCTTGCAAAAGCACCATATGGGCATTTTTTGATGGTGATATAGCTATAAATGAACAAAAAACTATCAGAGAGGCTACCTTTGAAGCGGTAACAAATGGAATTACAGGATATTTTGACGAGTTTTTCTTTGCTGAAGATTACCGGCAGCTTGAGACGCCAATATGGGGACACAATGCAGCTATAACAATAGATAACATAGGAATTACAACAATAGCATTGCACTGGACAGCCGCCTTTGGACGAAATTCGCTTAAAACCTATCGAATAAACTGCAATGGGGAATATACAGACGTCTCTGCAACTCAAACAAGCTATACACTGACAAAATTACATCCCGCAACAAAATATGATATTCAAATTGCGGTTGTAGATGTGAACAACAAGAGCAATGAAGATGGCCCAAAAGCAACCGCAACAACTTTGCCGGATACAATCCCGCCATTTTTCCCGCCCTCGGCACAGGTCGTTGTGACAGGTTCTACAGAAAACTCTATTTCTATAGAGTGGACGGCTGCACAGGATAATATAGGAGTTGCTAAATACCGTATATATTGTAATGATACACAGGTGGGAACGACGCAAAATACAAATTTTACCGTTTCTAATTTAATACCACTTACGAGTTACACTCTGGCGATTGACGCAATAGATGCAGCAGGCAATGCCAGCGGGAAAATACAAACTACAGGACAAACAACTAAAAGTTATGAATATGGTTCAGGTGTGCTTGAATTAGAAATGCTTGGAGGTTGTGTAAGTCCGAACGTAATTATGCCTGAATACGAATTATTGCAAACAATAACTATAAATCCAAGTTAGGAGGAATAATATGGGTGTTTTGGTTAAAACAATATCTTCCAGTACAGGTAATACTACAGATATCATAAATAACAATATAGGACAAATGGCTAACATGATTACTTCTACAGGTTTAGCCACAGTCAAAAACGATAACAATCCGTCTTTGGGAAGTAACACAGGACGTGTAATAGATTTGCAGGCAGGGAATAGTCAACACTATCTAAGAATTTATAATACTTCCACGCCTTCATCTGCAAGTAGTTATATATATTTTTCAGTTCGGAGTTGTGATAATAGTAAAGATTTAATTTCTACTAATACCAATTATACTAATGGTAGAAATGCATATTTAATTTGGGGCAATAATGCTTTTGCTTTTTATTACTATTCAATTTATTGTGGTTTTGAAGCATCAGCCGATAATAACGGTAATTGGTGGGTACATCTAATGACTTATCTTTCGTTTTATATATATAATTCAGACACTTCTTACGGCTTCTCTTATAGTAGTCCATATGGATTAGACGGAGGCGGATATACCGCACTTCTGCCATGTAGGATACAAACCGGCAGTAACGTATTGTCTAACTTTTTTATTTTTAATAATACGCAAGGTTATAGCGATGGACAATTTTTACAAGACGGACAAGGGAAAAGATACATGGTTACTTCTGACAGTGGAATGGCAATTAGAGAAGATTAAGGAAATCAATTGACAGAAAGGATGAAAGCTTATGGAAATAGAGGAGAAGGTGAACGATATGGAGGAACGCATACAAAAAATAGAAACGCAAATTGCAGGCAATGTAGCATGCCACATAGAAAAAATTAGCAAACTTGAACAGTGGCAGGCAAAACAAAACGGGAGCTTGCTAAGGCTTGAACAAAAAATTGATGGCATATATACGTGGCTAATAGGGCTTATGGGAGGCGTAATAGTCACTTTTATTATGCTCGTATTTAATTTATTAGGAAGGAGGTGAGAACATGAAGATATGTATTGACCCAGGACATGGCGGATATGACCCAGGAGCAGTAGGAAATGGACTTCAAGAAAAAGATATAACATTAAAGCTGGCATTAAAAACAAGAGACCTTTTAAAGAATAGCTGTAATGTTATTCTGACAAGGGATAGTGATAATACAGTTTGGGATAGCGGAAATGACCTTCAGACGAGATGCGATATAGCTAACAATGCCGGTGCGGATTATTTCATATCAATACATGTTAATAGTGGAGGCGGAAGTGGTTTTGAAAATTATTATGGAAATAATGCTTCCCAACACT